TGAAAATATAATCTTGGATAGCGAAGGAGATAGCGAAGATACATTTATAGAATATGAAGAATAATACACAATTTGAATTTATTGTGAAGTATCTAAAAATAGAAGGGTGGAATTTAAATGCCAAATTGGTGTACAGGAGAATTAAAAGTAAGAGGGAAATATAAAGATATTAAAAATTTTTTAATTAATGAAATTAAAGAATTGAGAGGTTTTTTAAATTCAGAAGTTGTTAACCCAATTATAGAAGAAGATGAATTGGAATTAGAAATAAAAAAATCAGAAAAAGGACAAAGTCAATTTTACCTTAATGGTTCACGTAGAGGTTTTATATATTCGCCTATTGAGGTATATAAAGATAATGTAGAAGATGGACAGAGTATTATAACTACTAATCTTGGTGACTTAGAATGTGCATGGGGGACTGATACTGATATTCTAATCAAACATTCAAGAGAATATAATATAGATTTTAAAATATATGCATATGAGAGGGGAATGGAATTCAATATTGACTTTGAGGTTCATAAAGGAAATGTTATAAAGAATGATGAAATAAAGTTTAATGATTACGATTGGGAATGTACAAATCCAAGCATAGGAGGATAATACACATTACAAATATAAGATTACATTTGTGAAATAAATGTGAAGGAGTAAATATCATATATGAATATTGTAGAACAGATAATAAATGAATTAAAAGAAGATTCATGTGAGTTATATTACAAAGAAAGAGATATATTACAAAAGATAGCTTTACTTGAAAATATGATACAAGGAGCAGACGAATTAAAAGAAATATTAAAAGGAGAATTAGAAACAATATTGAATTAGGTCATAATTCAAAGAGTAGATCCAGAAATGAAATATGTTGTGAAATTATTATGAAGTAATGGAGAGTGATATTATTGGATTTTAACAATAAAACATCTATAGAAATAAGATTAATAATGAAAGAGCAAGGTTGGAATTCTGAAGATAGATTAAGTGATGTAGGGTGGGGCGGAAAGGTTGGTTATAGTATATGGTTTAGAAGATATAATTGGCATGGTAGAAATACTATTTCACTAACAGGACATGGAGTATGTTTTCATAGGCATACAAGTAATTTAGGCCAGATTGACCATATTACAAGAATATGTGCAGAACAATGTCTAAAGGCATATAAAGATTACACAGATTGCATACCTTATCAAAATGTTTATAATGAAACTACTAAAGATATAATGGTGGAAGATTGGAATGATGTGAGGGTTTTGTTAAAAGGAAGTAAGAGAGAATATAAAGACAAAATTTGAATTAAATGCGAATCAATGCGAATCAAAATTAAAAGGAGAGATGTGTAAATGAAAGATGCGATTGAATTAAATATAAAAGGTATTAAATGTGATAATCCAGAATGTGACTTTAGAGATGATAGTGTGCAAGTAGAGGATTATGATAAATGGCTAAATAAATCATGCCCTAAATGTGGGGCAAACTTATTAACTCAAGCTGATTATGATAACACAAAAGCAATATTGGAAATAGTAAAAATAACAAATAGTATCTTTCCAAAAAGAAAGGATAATGAAGAAATAGTTACAGGTAAAATTGAAATGGATGGTACGGGAAAAGTAGATTTTACAATAAACAGTTAAGACATATTACAATCGGTTGGTGTTTCTATAAAAAGAATTGCACATGCTAATAATTTTAGAAGATATAATCAAACTTATGATGTTAACAGTAGTGTAGAATCTTTAGATACATGCCAGGGTGGAGGAAGGCAACCATGTGTAAGAGTTGTTGGGAATGTACACCCAAGTGGCAAAGGTATGAATGGGCAGGTTTATCATAGTGAAGGATTGACGCCTACATTAACTACTAATAAAGGTGAGGGCACAAAAATATTAGTTCATGAGGCGGCCATATTAAGATCTGTTAGGACAGAATATGGTAAGAAAATAAGAAAAGCATATGAATCTGGAAAAATTAAAGAGAGTAGACATAATATGACCAAAGTAGAGCCAAGAACGGATGGGATAAGCAATACTTTAACTACTGTGCAAAAAGATAACTTGTTACTTCAAGGAGCTAGGATAAGGAAGTTGACACCTAAAGAATGTTGGAGATTACAAGGTTGGCCAGATGAAGATTTTGAAAAAGCAGCAAAATTTTGAAATATAAGGTCTTTAAATCAAAAGGAGTGATTTTATGTTAAACAAAGAGCAATTAGAGAGCGAAATTAAAATAATTGAAAATGTTTATAATGAAGAAATTAATAAAAATGGTGGTGTTGAAGGCACTGCAAAATCAGTTATATTAAAATCTAAATGGCAGATATTAAAGCATTTAGAATCAAAATATTTTAATAAAGAATAGTCACAATACAAATATATTAAGTACATTATAGGTATATATCTAGGCACTTTTATACCTATAGTGTACTAGAGTAATAAAACAGCAATACAGAGGTGAAGCATGAATATTATTAAAGTTTTAAATAAAGATAATACATTGAAAAAATACAAAGCATATCTAAATGGTGAATATAAAGGAATTTATCAATTAAATACAGATGGTGTTTTAGCAGATAAAAATTTGAAAGGTATAGAAGATCGTTTTTATTTATGGGATATAATTCATAATTTCAAGTTTGAAGAAATTTAGGAGGGCAACATGAAGGAATGTGTAATATGTGGTCGACCTAACTCGGAAGAACATCATGTAATTTATAGGTCAGAATGTAGAGCATTAATTAAATGTAAAAAGAACTTAGTTTATCTTTGCCCAGTTCATCATAGGGAAAAGTTCGGGGTACACGGGAAATGCGGAAAAGAATTAAATAGACAATTAAAGTTAGAATTTCAAAACTGGTTAGAAGATACATTTGTTAAAGACTTTTATGGCATAGAAGAAATAAAGGACAAGCTAGGAATATCTACAAATGCGGTTAAAAGCTTATCTAAGTTAATAAGACAGAAGAATAGTGTATTTGGTAGAGAAGATATAATAATCGCTTGCATGGGCGGAAAAAGGATTGTATAGGGGGTAAATATGAAATTAGAAATTAATGGACAAGAGTTAACTCATTGGGAAACTGGGAAGCTAATAAAAAGGCTTCCTGGAATGAATGACATAGTAAAAGAATCTAAAAAGGGAAGAGGATGTTATCAACCATATTCAAAAATGAAACAATATTATCAAACTATTATTTATTCTAAAGCTGTTAAGCTACCAGGTTTTAATAAGGTTAATATAACTATAGATTGGTACGAACCTAATGCGAAAAGAGATATAGATAATATAACAGCTGGAAGTAAGTTTATTTTAGATGCATTAGTTAAAGCCAGTATCATTCAAGATGATAGCCAAAAGTTTGTTAAGGCTTTATATCATAATATTCATATTGATAAAAAAAATCCACGGATAGAAGTAACCTTAAAAGAGGTGGGATAATGGAGCTACAAAAACTAACAAAAGCTATATGGGACACTAGTAAAAGGCTAGATAATGGCATAAATACACTTAATAAAAAAGCAAAAGAATATGCCGAGGCTGAAAGAGATTATAAAATAGCTTTAGCAAAAGAAATATTAATTCTTAGGGAAAGTAAAGTACAAGCCACATTGATTCCAGACATAGCAAGAGGAAACGTGGGGGAATTGAAATTTAAAAGAGATGTTGCGGAAGTTACGTATAAAAGTTGTAAAGATATGTTACAAGGTTTACAAGCGGAATTAAGCGGATATCAAAGTATTCTTAGGGTACAGGAAGATATATAAGGGGGTAAATATGGAAATAGGGGTTTTAAGGGCAGAAACCAAACGTTATAGGAGCTTTAAAGAAAAGGTAATGTTAGTACAAAAATATGAAAATAAATATCATGTTGAGGATATAGGTGGGTGGTTAAGTTTAATAAGGAGGGGAGAGCGTGGAACGTGTACCAAATAGTATTATAGAAGATTTTAGAGAGATTAGCTACTTGGTAGAAGTATTATTCGACTTAACTGACGATAGTCGTGTATGTTCAAAGTTAAAGCAAATTAAACGTATTGTAAATGTGTATAAATAACATCTAAAATAGGAGGGGATTTATGATTAGAGCAATAGTCTATAGCATAATAATTATAGGGATAACAATAGGATTAGCAGTTAGGAAAGTAAAGAAAGAACCAAGGATAATTTGTAATTATAATTGTAAGACTTGCAAGGAGAAAGATGTTTGCGGTATAAGGAGGAAACATGAAATTTTCAAATAAAATATCTGATTATATCTGGACAGGGTTTAATATCAATTTTATAGTTTTAGTTATTAAAATAAGATTTGCTATAACTAAAATATACAGTTGGAAAGTAAGTATATTTACAGATTTAATATGTTTTATATTAATAGGAATATCATTTAGGTTGCTAGTAAAACAGTTAATAAAAATAACTTATGAAGTAGGGAGGGAATAAATGAATAAAGAAACCTTTAAAAAAACAGAAAGAATGTTATATGTTTATTATAGAAATCTAAAAGAAATAAGGAAGTTAGAATATATATGTGCTAGATTAGAACAGCAGAAAGAAAAAGTAAAAAAAGACATAAAAGAAACCAATATAGATTTAGAAGAAGAAAACATTTCGATAAGCTATTCAGAAAGAGTTCAAACGTCAAGTCAATGTAGTTATTGTGACAGAGAAATAGAACATCAAATTACCAAACTAGAAAATGAGTGGAAGTCAATAAGAAAGAAAATTTTAAAGAATAGAGCTAGAATAAGACAGCTAGAAAGGGAGATAGCTCCTATTAATTACAACATTAGTATGTTAAGTGAAGAAGCTAAAGAGTTCATAAAGTTAAAATACAAGGAACACAGAACTATACCATGTATAGCAGAGATGTTATACGGTGGTGCGAGGATGACAGCTTATAGGAAGAGAGAGGAAATTTTAGAGAATATAAATAATTTTAATAAGATCATTAGTTAATTCGGAATATGAAATTATTACGTATTTAGAAAGGAGTAATTATTAATGGAAGATAGAAAAATTATATTATTGAAAGCTTGTAGAGATTTATTAAAAAAACAAGAAAATTCAAGTTATGTGCTTGATTTGTTAGAAGAAACAGTATTTTATGATGATGCTGATTGTGATGGTTATTGCTTAATTGAAGATATTGAAATGGAATTATCTGATATTGAATAATTATCGTAATTCAAAAATATTAAGTACAACAAAATAGGTGTAGAAACAAAACTTCTACACCTAAACTGTACTAGAGTTATAGAATTGTAATACATTGGAGGTAAATAAATGAGTAGTAAAATTGAAAAACATAAAAGAATATGTGTGGATCTAAATGAAATATACAAACATAAGAACCATGACTATGGTGATAGCTTTGGAGAAACTTATAAGAAGTTAGGAATAATAAGTGCAGTTACAAGAATTACTGATAAAGTTAATAGGCTACAAAGCCTATGTATTCAAGAGCAACAGATTAAAGATGAATCTATGAAAGATACATTAATGGATTTAGCAAATTATTCAATAATGACTCTAATAGAAATGAGGGATAAATAATGGATTATAGTATACAAATAAATAATATTTTAGATAATTTAGCTAAAAAATTTAATGTGCCTGTAGAGAAATTGTTTGAAATATTGCATAAACAAGCTAAAGTTGAGTTATTAAATAATTGTTTAGAGTTAATAGTTTGGTTAGTAATATGTACAAGTATATATATAATTATTAAAAAAGAAATAAAAAAGGCAAAAGAAGAAGAATACTATGATATGTTTACAGATGAAGGTGCTTGGGGTGTTTGCAAAATTATATATATAATATTAGGAAGTGTTATAGGGTTTGCGGGGGTTATAATATCTACACAAAACATTATACAAATATTTTTAAATCCTAATTATTATATTATGGAGCAAATATTAAAAATGCTAAATAAATAGATTTGTAGGAGGATTAAAATATATGAAACAAGCAGTAGAATTAAATATAAAAGGTATAAAATGCGATAACCCAAATTGTGATTATAGAAATGATAAAGTTAGATTTGAAGATTATAAAAATTGGTTAAACAAGCCGTGCCCTAAGTGTGGAACTAATCTATTAACTAAAGAAGACTTAGAAATGACAAAATCATTAATTAATATAGCTAATATTGCAAATAGAGTTTTACCGAAACAAAACAATGAAGAAGAAAGAATAAAAGCTATTATAGAGATGAACGGAACTGGCAGAGTTGATTTTAAAATAAAGGAGGATTAAACATTTTAGGATAATTAATATTTGGTACGATTTTGGTACGATTTTGGGACTTTTTTATAATAAATACGTGTTATAATAAGAGTATAGAAAAAGGATTTTATCGTACAAGGGCAACTGCAAAGCACCCATTAATTTGGGTGCTACTATATATGGAGGTATAAGCCTAATGGTAAGGCAGCAGTTTGCTAAACTGTGAGTAGTCGGTATTTTATATTGATGTGCAGGTTCAAGTCCTGTTGCCTCCGCCAATACCGAAAGGTAAATATAAACTTAAAGTAACTATTGTGTATGTACAGAAAAGGCACTTAGATTAATTTCTAGGTGTCTTTTTACTTACCTAAAATAGTTTAGGAGATTATATTCATATGGACACTGTAACAGGTGTCCTTTTTATTTTGTGTAAAGGAGGAATTAAATTGAAGATAATAGCGTGGATGGGATTGGTATTAAGCATACTTAATGTAATGTTAAACATAATAGGAATAGCAAAAGGTAAAGACGGTGCGGGAAGAATAGGAAATTTTGTAGGAACGCTAGTACACAGTACACTTACATATTTCTTTTATATATATTTATTCTAAGGGAGATACAAAATGCTATTTAAATTATGTCCTTACTGCGGGATAAAAGTACCTTATGATATGGAAGATTGTATAAACAAATGTAAAGAGAAAAGAAACAAGTTAAGAAACAAAGAATACGACCTATATAATAGAGATAAAGAAAGTACAAAGATATATAGGGATAAACGTTGGATAAAGTTAACACGACAATGTAAAAGCAAGTTTGACGGGTTAGATATATACCAATTATATAAACATAATAAGATAGTTTACGGAGACTTATCCCATCATATTATAGAAGTTAAGGAAGATAAGAACAGAGTATATGATATAAACAATTTAATATATGTTAGTGGTAGTAAAAAGCACAATACACATGCAGAAATACATACAGCTTATAAGAAGAGTAAAGAGGATAAGTTAGCTATGCAAGCTTATTTATTTAAGATAGTACAAAGATATAAGGAAGAATATAAATAGAGGTGATTAAATGTATATATATGAATACATGACTTATGAAGGACACCCATACCAGAGTGCTATTGTTGTAGCTGATAACAAAGAAGAAGCTTTAGAGATAGTTTTAAAAGAAGTAGATAGGGATTGCAAATGGGTATTAGAAGGTGAACATGAATTAAAAAAAGGGCTTATAACTTATGGTGATGCAGACTGTTAGGAGGTTGATGAAAAATGCCAGCAGTAATACCAACTACAAGACCACGACCAAAACCACCAGGACAAGGGAGAAGTAAATTAATAACTAAAGAAGAAGTATTACAAGGGTATAGAGAAGTATGTTTAAAGTATGTTAACAACAAAATAACAGAAGCATACAACAAAGGTGAAGAAACGGTTGGTTTAGATACACAGTACATTGATGATGAATTGATGAAAGAAATAGAAAGGGAATATGAAATTGTAGAGTGTGTATGGGCTATTGACGGAATAGTGTATATGTATATTAAGATATTATAAAGAAAGAGGTGAGAACAATGGACTATGACCAAAGATATAACCAAGCATTAGGTTATATGCTAGACCTGTACACAGATAACCATACAGTAGATTGTATAACAACAGAACAGTTTAAAGAATTGTTTGATATGTTTATAGATAGTAAGAAAGATATAGACAATATATTATATAACAATGAACCAATGGAAGAAATAGTACAACTATCTAATGGAGAATTTAGAATAAGAAGAATAAGCAACGGGCTAGAAGGTAAAAGGATAGCACAGGATATATGCGACAACATGAGAGATGTGTTAAGTAATATGTAAGGAGTGATATTATGTATAGGTTGAATAGATTACAGTCTAGTGCATTACTAGGAGATATAATACAGATGTATAACTCTACTCATAAAGCAGAGCCGGTAGCTATAGAGCAATTAATAGATGTAATAAAAGTAATTGTAGATTACATTAACCAAGGTGAAGGAATAGAAGTACACGTTGAAGAATGTTCGTGTTTATCCTTACTTAACGACGATTAATTAATAAATAAGTGTATAACTATATACATAGAAAATATAAAAATATTAATTATTTTAAATTATTTTTTATTTTTATTCGTATTTTAAAAGGTAGGGGTATGAAAAAAGTTTTAACCTTTGTCAGCGTGACCGCATCCCCCATCACGTAAGAAAAAATATCGATTTTTCAATAGGGGTGGTTTAGAAAAGAGGTGGAAAGATGGAAGAAAATAATAAAATACCAAAAGCACCTAGTTTTTTAAATAAAGAAGCTAAGGATAAATATTATAATATAGCGGAAATGTTAGTGGAAGAGGGAAAGTGGAAAAATGGTGATGATATAGCTTTGATTGCTTTATGCTCTAATTACCAACGTTGGGTGCAAGCTGAAAAAGCCATAAAAGCTAACAAAGATTTATGCTTTGAAACCGAAAGCGGATATAGGCAACAAATACCAGAAATATCTATAGCTAATAATGCTATGAAAAGTATGCTGAGTTTTATAAAGGAGTTTAGTTTAACACCACGTGAAAGAGTTAAACTAAGAGAAATGATGCTACAAAGCAATAATGAGGATGAAGAAATGGAGGATATGATTGTTAAATAAAAGGGGTGAAAGGTTATGCATGAGGATATAAAAGAAATACTAGAACAACATAAAAAAGAACAAATTATGTATAATCTTGATGACCTTATAGATGAATTAAAAAACAAATGGAATGATGATAAATACTTTTATGATGAAGAAGAAGCAAGAAGATTTTATAAATTTATAACTAAGTTGGAACTGGACAAAGGAAAGAAAGGGCAAAAGATTAGTCCATTAAAGTTTCAGTTTAGAATAACAAGCGAAATATTATGTGTTAAAGAACGTGAAACAGGGTTTAGGAAACATAGAGAAGCTTTATTAGATATTAGTCGTAAAAATGGTAAGGGAAGCCTTGTGAGTTGGATAGCTGTATATTTATACTTCACAGACCCTACTTTCGGAGCGGAATATATAATAGTAGCTAATGATAAGAAACAAGCAAGTAACCTGTTTAATACTATGGTGTTAATGATAAAGAAAAATAAAACACTTAAAAAATATGTTAAAATAACTGAAAGTATGCGACAAATGTATAGGAAATCAACTAATTCTTATTTAAGGGTATTGGCTAATGATGGGGCGAATCTTGATAGTTATGCGTCTTACGTTGTTATTCTTGATGAACCGCACGAGTACAAAAATAGTGATGCATACACTAAGTTAAGAACAGGAATGGGACTATGGGATAGTCCTTTATTATTTGCTACCACAACAGCATCAAGCGGACAAGATCCACAGAACTTAGAACTAGAATTGTACAATTATGCAAAGGATATTGAAAAAGGGAAATTTGAGGATGATAAATTCTATTATGCTATATATGAAGCTGATAAAGATTGCGATTTAATGGATATAAAGCAACAAATTAAAGCTAATCCAGCACTAGGAATATTTCGTAAATATGATGATTTAAAAGATTTTATGTTAAAGGCTAGTAGAATAAAGACTTTTGAAGCTAAAGCCAGAAGATTGTATCTAAATCAACATGTTGCCCTAGATGGGGAAAATGCAATTAATATGAGGTTATGGAAAGAATGTTTACAAGATATTGACTTGAACGATTTGAAAGGTGCTATGTGTTGGTGTGGCTTAGATATGGCATACATACAGGACATAATAGCTTATGTACAATGCTTTTATAACGGAAAAGAAGACAAATACATTATATATCCTCATTTATTTACACCTAAAGAAACTCTTATAGATAGAAGTGAAAGAGATAACGTAAGGTATGATACATGGGTTAGAAATAAAGATTTAATAGGTTTGAATGGCACATATGTAGACAATGAAGAATTATTTAATTACATAGATCATATAAATTCTAAATATTCTTTTGATATAGATGAAATTGTATTCGATAGATGGGGAGCAGGAGATATAAGAAGTAGATTAGAAAAACATTATACAGTAGCACCTTTTGGACAAGGTTATAAATCAATGTCTCCTGTTATTAGAGATTTTGAAATTATGTTGTTAGATAAAAGATTAATAATAGCTAATAATCCAGTGTTAACATGGATGGCTAGCAATGTTATAGCAACGGAAGACCCAGCGGGGAATATTAAATATGATAAATCTAAATGTAAAAATAAAATAGATGGGGTTATAGCTATGCTGATGGCTTTAGGCAGAGCGATATTTAATACAAAACAAGCAGTTAAGCTTAATAAGTATGCCAGTGAAGAATATATCAACAGGCTATATGGCGGTGATAAAGATTGAAAAAAATAATACAGTTTTTAATTAAGAATATACCAGAAGTAATGTTTCTTTTAGGTATATTCTTTATTATATTTAGCACTTTTTTAATAAATAAAATAGCTGGAATGTATGTTTTAGGTGCTATTTTAACGGTATTAGGGGTATTGTTCGCCAGACATGAAGGGAGGTGAATAAGTGGGCTTTTTAAATAAAATAGTGAACAATACAACTGTATCTTTACAAAATAAAGAGTTTTTACAGATGTTAGGTATAAATGTAGATGGTATAAACCCTAGTAAAATAGGAGAGATAACATATTTTACTTGCCTAAGGATATTATCTGAAACAATGTCTAAATTGCCTTTAAAAATCTATAAAGAAACTCGAAACGGTAATGAAAAACAAATGCATTATTTGAACGCTATATTGAGATTACAACCCAATCCATATTACAATGCTAATACCTTTTGGAGTTGTGTAGAATTTGCGCGTAACCATTATGGGAACGCTTTTGTATACATAGAAAAAGAAAGAAATGGAAAGGTAAAGTACCTTTGGATACTACCCAATAACTATGTACAAATCTATATAGATACTAAAGGACTATTTGGGCGTGAAAATGCTTTATGGTATGTGTATACAGACCAAAAGACAGCAAAACAATATACAATGAGACAAGATGAGGTTTTACATTTTAAAAGCTGGATCACACAAAACGGAGAAGGTATTGTTGGCTTATCTGTAAGAGATATATTATCAAGTTATATTACAAGAGGGCAATATTCTAATAATTTTTTAAATGAATTAACTAAAAATGGAATGGTTACAGATAAAATAATTATTCAATACACAGGTGATCTAAATACTAAAGCGGAAAATCTATTAGTTGAAAAGCTAGAAAGTTTTAGTAGTAAAAGCGCCGGCAAATTTATACCCTTACCTTTAGGAATGACAGCTAGTAATATAAGTTCTAAATTAACTGATAGCCAATTCTTAGAACTAAATAAGTACAATGCATTACAAATAGCTGGGGCATTTGGTATAAAACCTCAGTTCCTTAACGATTATGATAAGGGCAACTATGCAAATGTAGAACTACAACAGGAAAGTATGTATAAAGATACTTTACTTCCTATACTAAGCCAGTACGAGCAGGAATTAGCAATAAAGCTATTTAATAATAGAGAAAAGCAGGATAACTTTTATTTTAATTTTAATGTAGATGCTATTTTAAGAAGTTCTTTTAAAGCTAGATTAGATGCTTATGCAGTAGCTGTAAACAATTCAATAATGACACCAAATGAGTGTAGAGATAAAGAAAATCTACCAAGAAGAGAGGGTGGCGATGAATTGGTTGGCAATGGTAATTATATGCCAATGAAAATGGCAGGTGTTCAGTGGAAAGGAAGTGAGAACGATCAAAATTAATGTTAAAGGAACTATTATAAGTAATGATGATAAAATGATATACGATTGGTTTGAAATGGATTCTACTTGTCCACGTGACATAGAAGAATCATTAAACAAAGCTAAAAAAAATGAAGAAATAGAAGTTATAATAAATAGTGGTGGTGGGAGTGTGTTCGCGGGTAGCGAAATATATTCCCTATTAAAAGAATATAGAGGAAAAATAACAGGTAAAATAGTTGGATTAGCTGCTAGTGCTACAAGTGTAATAGCTATGGGATGTGATATTTTAAAAATTTCTCCTACAGCACAATTAATGATACATAGAGCCAGTATGATAAGTGCTGGGAATAGTGAGGATTTTGCAAAAGGTGCTGAAGTATTAGAAGGAATAGACAAAAGTATAGCTAATGCTTACATACTTAAAACAGGTCTTAAACAAGATGAATTACTAGACATGATGTCTAAAGAAACATGGCTAGATGCTAAGACAGCCAAAGAAAAAGGTTTTGCAGATGAAATACTATTTGATGAAGATAACAAAATAGTGGCTAGTTTTAACAGTGGAGTGATACCACCACAAATAATTAATAAATTAAGGAATGAGTTTAAAAACAATAAAGAAGAAAAACAAATAAATGAAAAAGAATTAGAAATTGCGAAAGCAAAGTTGAATTTACAGCTTAACCTATAGGCTGTTTTTTATTGCAAAAAATTAAAAAGGAGTGTATTTAATGAAATTATCAGATGAATTAAAACAAGAATTAGAACAATTACAGAATGAAGCAAAACAACTAATGAATAAAGATGGAGTTACAGCAGAAGAAATAACAAATAAATCCAAAAATATAGATACATTAAAAGCTAAAATAACAATGCAAGAAAAAATAGAAGAAGAAGAAAGACAAGAAATAGAAGATAAAATAAATGCTGGTATAGCTAAAGAATTGGGAAAGGGTGGAAGTATGGAAGAAACAAAAAATAAACAAGAGTTATACAAAGAAGGTTTTTACAATGTTTTAAGAGGTAAGAGAGTTACAGAAGAACAGGCAACAGTATTAAAAGAATTCAATAATGCTTTATCTTCAAATACTGGCGAAGATGGAGGTTACACAATCCCAATAGATCAACAAACAGCTATAAAAGAATTAAAAAGAGAATTCAAGCCCTTAGAAACATTAGTTAATATCGAGCCAGTAACAACACCTAAAGGTAATAGAAACATAGAAAAAGACGCGGAATATACTCCGTTTGCAGAATTTGAAGAAGGGGAAGATGTACCAACTACAGATAGCCCACAATTTGTTAATATATCATATGTAATAAAAGATAGAGGAGGTATTTTGCCAGTACCAAACAACCTTTTAGCTGATAATACTGCTAATTTAGCAAGTTATTTAAATAAATGGTTAGCAAAAAAACAGGTTGCAACTAGAAATAAGTTAATAGTAGACTTACTAGCAACTAAAGCTAAAACAGCTATAGCAAGTGCAGACGATTTAAAAACAATAACTAATGTAACACTAGACCCTGCAATATCTGCCATGAGTGTTGTTGTAACTAATCAAACTGGATTTAACTGGTTAGATACTTTAAAAGACAGTGAAGGTAATTATTTATTACAGAAAGACCCAACAATGCCAACTAAGAAATTACTATTCGGGATACATCCAGTAGAAGTATATTCTAATAAAACATTGAAAAATGATACTACAAGTGGTACAAAAGCACCTATCATAATAGGAGCATTAAAAGAAGCAGTTACATTATTCGATAGGGAAGCTATATCTTTATTATCAACTAATATCGGTGGAGATGCATTTAAGAAAAATAGAACAGATATAAGAGCAATAACAAGAGAAGATGTGAAATTAGTTGATTCAGATACATTTGTGTATGGTCAAGTTACTATAGCTTAGGAGTGATTAAATGAAGGTTAAAGCTATAATAGAATGTACTGGAGAAGGATATAAAGATTTTCATATTGGAGAAATAAGAGATTTATCAAAGCAATTAGCTAATAAGTTAATTGCTTTTTCTTATGTAGAAGAAGTTAAGAAAATTAAAAAAGATGGTGAAAAGTGATGGATTCAATATTAACATTACAAGAAGCTAAAGAATGGTTAAATCTTGATTATGATGAGGATAATTTTACTTTTTTAATGCAAGTTGCTTATGATGCTGTAGTAGATAGCATTGATAATATAGAAGAAAAACTGAAGAGTGCTAAGTTTAAAAGAAAATTAAGGTTATGTGTTCTAAATACATTAGTAAATATGCATGATGATAAAGGCGTTAGTACAGATAAAAAAGAACAATATAAATATATAAATCAAAGTATGATGTTGCAATTACAATACGGAACTTATTCAGAAACAGACACTTAGAGGTGAATATATGTTAATAACTAATCAGCTTAACCAAAGAGCAGAATTATGGGGTATGATAGAATTTAAAAATGAACTTGAAGAAACTGACATAAAAGAAGATAGGATAAAAGACTTAGTGTATTGTAATATATTACCTCAATCGGTTGTCAAGACCTCAACACCTGTTAGCGAGGGTTATGAATATACACATAGGTTTAAAGTAAGATTAAAGAGTATAGAAAATCCAAAATTAGATATGTTTTTTATATTTAAAGAGCAAAAATTTTTCTTTAAATATTGGGAACCAGATTATAAAAACTCGTTATTTTTATATATATTTTGTGAATTAAAACTTGAATAGAGAGGTGCTAAATGGGTGAATTTGAATTGAGAGAATGGGAGAAAAGTCAACTTATTGCAAAATACGAAGAACTAAAAATGGAACACGAGGGAATTAAAAGGCAATTAGATGAAGCTAACGATTTGATAGATCAATTACATAAAGTAAAGTCACAATGTTTTGAAAAAATGCAATGTATAAGAAAAATATTACTAGAAAAGTATAACTACCCAGTGGTGTAATATGAATGGGTTTGATACTACACAATTGGATAAGTTTAGCAAAGGGCTGTTAAATACAGCTAAAAACGAGTACCCTAAGAAAACCAAAGCATTTTTAAGGAAAGAAGCTAAAAAATTAAACAAGAAAAACAAACAAACATTTGCATCTAAAGGCATAGGTGAGTATAGAGGGAATTTAAAAAAAGGCTTTAGAACAGGGAAATTATATAAATATCAAGGAAAAGAATTAGCTATAAGGGCTTACAACTCTAGCCCTCATGCTCATTTGTTAAACGATGGTTGGATGCATAGAAGTAGAAATGGTAATGAAAAATTTGTTCCGGGTTTCGATTTTATCGGGGATTCTGCAAAAGCTTTTAACGGAGAATACTACGAAGATATAGACAAATTTTTGGATGAAATTTTTGACTAGATATGGTATTATTTTCTTGAGGTGATGACATGGGGTTGTTAGATGGAATGTTTGAAGTAAGAAAGGATATAACAAAAGTAGAAGGATATTATCAAGGTGGATATGCTAATTTTGGTACAAAGGGTAATATGGCTGTACAAATAGAAAAAAATAAACTGGTATTGAAACAATTTTGGAAAAAAAGATATGAGTTGGATATAAAAGATATAAAAGATGTACAATTCAAAACTGAAGAAGAAATAACAAAAGATGTAACACTAACAAGACTTTTGGTCCTCGGTATATTTGCATTGGGAGTAAAGAAAAAAAGAAAAAAAGAAAGATGCTTTTTAATAATAACAACAGAGGAAGAAGGGTTTACAAATGACATTATACTGGAAATGAATGCATTGGAAGGTATAGGCTCGGTAATGGCACAAGGGTTTGTTAAAACCCTAAGAAAAGAAGTAATAAAATATAGGGATTAAGAATATGCAATGCATATTCTTTTTTTATTTGGAGGGGATTATAGATTGTAACATTAAAAGAAATAAATAAGGCTATAGTACAACAGGTTAAAGAAGGTTTAGAGAATACAGCTTATAAAGATATTCAATTTTCATCTACAGATATAAGAGAAAAGATTACAAGACCTTCTTTTTATGTGGATTTTACAGAAAACAAAACAAGTTTATTAAATGGAGAAGCCGAACAACGGAATTTTGACGTTAGGCTTTTTTATTTTGCCCAAAATAGAGAACAAAACAAAATTGAGATGTTAGAAATACAAGATTTATTAAGTTTAATATTTCAAACAGGTATTAAGGTTAGTGAAAATTATTACATATCTGTTTTTGAGTGTGAATTTGACTCTAGAGGTGAAGAAGGTTTGCTAATAGCAACATTGACTGAACTTTATGCAATGAGTGTGAAAGAGCAAACAGGTGAGAAATTAGAAGAATTAGAAATAGGAGGTATTTAAATGTCTAATACATTACCAAACATTGACGTTATTTTTAAACAACGTGCTACAACATTTTTGCAAAAGGGCGACAATGCTATTTTAATTATAAAAGATGATACAGATAAAAATTTTAATAGAGTAGAATACAAAAACTTAGCTGAATTAGAACTAGACAAAACTAAGTATACAGCTACTAATTTGCAACATATTAAAGACGCCTTACTAGGAAATCCTAACAAGGTTATTGTCATAAGGGTAGATTTAGAGGAAACTATTACAGATGCTTTAGACATAATAAAAGGTTACTATTCAACTGGTTGGGTCAGCTTAGCTTCAGAAACTAAAACAGATTATGAGGCTTTAGTTAATTGGACAAAGACTAGAAGGGATATAGATAAAAAGACTTTCAGAGCTGTAGTGTATGATCCAACTACATCGCCAGACCATGAAGGTATCGTAGTACTAGAAAATACAAAGGTAACTTTCAAAGATAATACTAGAGGTGAAAAGGATGGATATGAATTTTTGCCTACTTTATTAGGATATATAGCTAGTGCGGGAACAGACGCAGGAACAACATATATGGTTATGGAAAACTTGAAATCAGTTTTAGAGCCTGTTAATGCAAATCAAGAAATACAAGCTGGGAAACTAATTCTTATAAATGATGACAACATAGTAAAAATCGGATTGGGAGTTAATTCTCTAACTACATTTACACAAGATAAAAATGAAGATTTTTCTTTAATTGAAGTTATAGAAACAATAGATTTGATTAAAGACGATATAAGGAAAACTTTTAAAAATAATTATATAGGTAAATTTAAAAACAAGTTAGATAATCAGATGTTATTTGTAAGTGCTGTTAATACTTATTTTAGTAATCTAGCCGTAAGAGATATATTAGATAATTCTTATAATAATGAAAGCTTTATAGATATAGAAGCACAAAGAAAAGCTTGGGTATCTAGTGGAAAGCCAGAAGCTAAAGAATGGGACGATACAACAGTTAAAAATACCACCTTCAAAAGAAAATTATTCTTAGGCGCAAATATAAAAATATTAACTAGTATGACAGATTTAACACTAGTTATCACAATGGAATAGGAGGGGTTTAATGTCTAAAGGAAATGAAGTTATAAGTGGAAACGAAGGTAGAGTGTGGATCAACACCGAACTATGGGGGAATCTATCTAGTATAGAAGCTAAATGTAGCTTAGAAACAGAGGATATACGATTTGTTGGCGATGCTAACAAATACACTAAAATTACAGGTAATAGTATCGAAGGTACTATTACAATCAAAAAAACGGATTCAAGAGCGCAGAGACTTTTAGCGGAAGGGTTTAGAACCTTAGATATGCCAGATATAAGCATAGTTGTTGCTACTGCAACAAAGAATGGACAAAAAATAGAAAGGTTAAAACTAGAAGATATAGTTTTCACAGAACTCCAACTTGCTAAATTGGAAGCTGGAGCAATGATAGAAGAAGAATTACCTTTTACAGCAAGTTCGTTTGAATATTTAGAATTAATTTAAGGGGGAGTAGAGGATATGAGTAAAAGCGAGAAAATAACATTAAAGGATTTTATAAAGAAAGCTACAGATAAATATAATAAAAGAAGAAAAGTTATGGATATAGAGGTAGAAGGTTTTGGGTTGCTAACTTTTACAAGACCTTCTGATTCTGACTTATTAAAATTTAAAGATATATTAGCTAACAGTATTAAAATGAATAAAGATGAAAGCATAGATAAGCTAGATTATGGTAGGATGTTAGATGCTTCTAAAGAACTTGTATATAGTTCATGTGAATTTTTACATAACAATGAACTTATGGAAAGTTTAGAATGTGGAGAACCATTTGATATACCTGTTAAGATTTTCGGAATAGATGGGACTATTCAATTAGCGCAACGCGTTAATGAACAATTTGAAGATAGCAATGCAGAGATTGAAAAAACAATAAAAAACTAATAAGAGGTGATAATGACGAGGGCGGAGAGCTTTATTGGATTAGTTATTACATAGATAAAGGCGATTTGCCTTTGAGTTATTACCTCAATTTAAATGCGCTAGAAAAGAAATTTTATATAGATAGTATGATATTTAATCGTGAACTTAGGGCTAAATATGATGAAATGAAATTAAAATCTATATTTGGGGAAGGTAAAAAATAGCCTTCCCTTTTAATCTTTAAAGAAAGGAGGTTATATATGGCTTCCAAGACTATAGGTGTTGTTCTTTCCTTGCAGGATAAAATGAGTGGCGGTTTATTAAAAGTAAATAAAAATGTTCAAGGAGTTTCTAAAGAAGCAAAGAGAGCTTCACAACAAGTTGCGAATTTTGCTACCAAAGCGCAAAAGGGCTTTGAAAAAGCCGGAGATAAAGTTTTGAAGCTAGGTGCAGGTTTGGCAACTCTTGCGGGTGGTTTAATAGTAAAGACAGGTGTTGAAGGATTAGGGGAATTAGACCAAGGTGCTAGAAAAGTTAAATCAATAGCACAAGATAGTTTGCAATTAGATAACATTCAAAAAGGTTTGCTTAAAACTTCCAACGATACTGGAATTGTAATAAAAGAATTGGCTGACACCCAGTATGATGCAATATCTAGTGGTGTGGCGGCCAACGAAAGTATACAAGCAGCAGTTACATCAGCGAAACTGGCTAAAGCTGGATTTTCAGATTCAAACAGTTCGCTCAAAATACTAACTTCAACCATGAATGTCTACGGGTTAACAGGTCAAAAAGCAATGCAAAGCATATCGGATAAACTGTTAGCTACACAAAACCTAGGTGTAACAACTGTTGGGGAATTGGCGAATTCGATGGGATCATTAACACCTATTGCCAAATCTGCTGGTTCTTCTATAGATGAAATGTTAGCAGGAATGGCAAGCTTAACAAAGAATGGATTGAAAACAGAGGAAGCGGTAACATCTTTAAAATCTGTGTTTTCAAGTGTAATTAAACCAACCGAAGAAGCTTCTAAAACCGCTCAGCAATTAGGAATAGACTTTTCAGCGTCTGCGTTAAAAAGTAAAGGATTTGCCAAATTCTTAGAAGAGATAAAAGTTAAAACCGGCGGAAATACTGAAACTATGGGTAAGTTGTTCGGAAACGTTAACGCGTTATCCGGTGCTTTGGTACTTACAGGAAAAGGGTTCGGAGACTTTAATACAAGTCTAGACGCTATGCAAAATAGCGTTGGGCTGACTGACAAAGCTTTTGAAACAATGAATAATAGTTTAATAAGTAAATTTGGGAAAATGAAAAACAGATTAACAAATATGGCTACTGAAATGATGCAAGGAACAGGTGGACAATTAGGAGTTTTAATAGATAACATAACAGGTAAATTAAAACAATGGCAGGAAGATGGGACTATAGAACAGGTCGCTAATAAAGTGGCGACTGGATTTATGAAAATGTATGACATTATTAGTAAGGTTATAAGCTTTCTAGTAGAGCATAAAGATGCAATAGCAAATGTAGCTATTGTATTTGCATCCTTCTATATAGCCATTAAAATTTTCAAGGTACTTAAAGGGGTTATATTCGGAGTACAGATTGCAATAGGATTGCTTAATGGTACTTTAATGCTTACACCTTTGGGATGGGTCATGGTAGCGATAACTGCTGTAATAGCAATAGGATTATTACTATGGAAAAACTGGGATAAAATAAAGCAAGTTGCCCAAACTTTATGGACAGCAATTAAAACAGTATTTACTAATATATGGACAACAATAACAACTGTATTCACTAATATCTGGACCACTATAACAACAGTGGCTAGTAATATATGGACCAGCATAACAACTGTATTCACTAATATATGGACAACAATAACTACTATATTTACAGCTATCTGGACCACTATAACAACAATAGCCACCAATATATGGTCAAGTATAGTTTCTATTTTTACAACTATATGGAATGTTATTGTAACAATATTTACACCTATTAAGTTGTTTATAGAAGCGGTATGGAAAGGCATATTAGCTGTAATAATAATTGTAGGAGCGTTTATTTGGAACGCAATTGTAACAATGTGGACTAACGTATGGAACGTTATACAACCTATACTAACAGCTATATGGAATGTTATAACAACAGTATGGACAGCTATATGGACCACAATAACAACAATAGCAATGGCTATTTGGAACACTATAGTAAACGCATGGAATACTATAGCCGGAGTTGTATCAGCTGTAATGTCTGCAATTTGGGGTGTTATATCTAGTATATGGAGCAGTATTTATGGAACTGTAAGTGGAATTATGTCATCAATTTGGAGTACTATAACAGAGATATGGAACAATATCGTATCTACTGTTAGCGATATTGTTGGTAATATCGCTAGTACAATAAGTGATGGGTTTAATTCTTTAATCGGAACATGTTCCGATATATTCAACAATATAAAAAATACTGTAATGGATATTTTTCAAGGCATATGGCAAGGGATTAAAGATATAATTAACGGTGGAATAGGTATGCTAAATAATTTTATTGGTGGAGTAAATAAAGTTATTAGTAAAGCCAATAAAGTTCCAGGAGTTAATATAGGCGCTGTATCGGAAATACCTAAATTTGCAAAAGGCACTCAATATTCACCCGCAGGAATGGCACTAATTAACGAAGAAGGTGGAGAGTTAAGAAAGCTTTCTTCAGGGGAGACAATTATACCAGCCGATAAATCTCGCCAATTAATGAGCGGGAATTCAAGTCCAGAAATTAATATTTATATAACTGGCAATGTAGGAACAGAAGAGTTCTTTAATCAAGCAGGGGAACATATAACAAATCAAATTAAATTAGCATTGCAAAATATGTAAAGGTGTAGTTTTATAACTATGCCTTTTTTATTTAAGGGGGTGTAATATGGCAAATATATATTTTAGTACATTAGATAGAAAACAATTGTACGAACTTCCCATTTTACCAGAAGAAATGCCGGAACTTAGTAAGAGTAGTAAAAATGAAATATTTGAAACTTTTAACAATGGAGAATATAACTTCCTAGGAGAAGTTAGTTTAATCAGTTTTAGTTTAGAAAGTTGGTTGCCAGCATATCCCAATAAGTATAGATGGGCTAAGAGCCAAATTAATCCTTATTTATTAATAAATATGTGGAATACAGCACAAAACACTAAGAAGCCTCTTAGGATTGTTATAAATAGAAATAAAAATACTTTTTTACCACAAGAATTATTAAACTGGATGGTTTCTATAGAAAATATAAGTTGGCATGAGCTAACCAATGGAGATGTAGCTTATAAATTAGATTTAAAGCAATACAGGGAGATAAAATAATGTGGTACTTATATACTTCCTATATTGTAGGGAAAGGATATACAACTAAAGAAATAATAGGGCAATGCAATAATTTAAGTTGGAGCAATGACGTAGATACATTAGCTACTTCCTTGTCTTTTGATTCTATATTAGATTTAGCAGAGGGAAGAAGTAAAATAATATTAAGACAAGACAAGATAACAGTTTTCGAGGGCGTTGTAGTAAATAAAAATAACAAAGAAAATGTCCACAGCTATACAGCTATGGACTATGCATGGTATTTAAATAAAAATAAATATGTAATGCAATTTAGAAATATAAATGCGAAAAGTGCATTACAACAGATATGTGCTAAGGTAGGTATTAAAGTAAATATAAGAACTAGATTAACTACTAGAATAAATAAATTGTATTTCCAAGAAAGTTTAAGCGATATAATAAAAGACATATTAGAACAATGTAAAAGAGAAATAGGGGAACATTACATAATGGAAATGCAAGGTAAAACACTTTATATTAATAGAGTTATAGATTTAAAAATTAATTCAACTGTATTAATAGAAAAAGATTATAGTATTAGTAGAAGCATAGAAGATATGCAAAACAATATAATAGCGGTCAATAATGATGGCAGAGTTTTAGCCAGTGTAAAAGATAATAAAAATATTAAAATATTCGGAGAACTAACGGACATTATAAGTGTAGAAGATGAAAATACAAGCCGAGCTAACAATATAGCACGTAACGAATTAAAAGAAAAAAATAAGATAAAAAAAGAACTCTCTTTTAATACAATAGATACTGGCAAAGGAATTTATATAAATTGCAATAGATTAATTAGAGTTAATCTAGGCAAATATGGTGTAAATGGGTGGTATAGAATAAAAAGCACACAACATACTTTAAATAATAATATACATAAAATAGGTATAACAATAGATTTTAGCTAGGAGGTTATATATGGATTATGGAATAGAATTTGCCCAATGGCTAAAAAAAAGAAATAATAAAGATAGAATAGGGACAACAATAGGAGAAGTTGTAAGAGGAGGTTTGGATTATAGAATAAGTATTATGGATAATAAATTATATCTAGATCCGAGCAATTCTACTTTATGCAACTCTTTAAAAGATAGAGTAGAAGAAAGAACTATAGAATTAAATAACACTAGCTACAATGCTAAAATAACATATAGTAATATTTTAAAAAAATATGATAAAGTGTTGGTTATTGAAAATGAAAGCGGCCAGCACTTTTTTATTGTAGATAAAATATAGGAGGTGTGAATATGGCACTACTTCCAGAAGAAGATATAATAATTGAAGAAGTGGAACAAATAGAAGAGGAACAAACTTTGTCTAAGTTAGGCAAGGTTTTTTTATTTGATTTTAAAAAGAATAAATATGTAATTAAAGATGGGAAACTAGTTGAATGTACAGAACGACAAGCGTTAGAGCAATGGATACATTGGATATTGCTAACTTATAAAGATAAATACAATGTTTACAAGGGTACAGACTTCTATTGTAATATAGAAGATTTAGCAGGAAAGAAAAGAAATGCATTTATTCTCTCAGAACTACAAAGAGAAGTTGAAGAAGCAGTTATAAAGCATAGATATGTAGATCATATAGAAAACTTTGTAACAACACAAGAAAAATCAATATTGAATGTAAGCTTTGATGTTGTTACAAAAGATAATGAAGTTATTAATATAAGTGCCTAGGAGGTGAAGGGTTGAGTGTAAATGTAAAAACACAGGAAAAATTAATTAAAGATATGCTTAACAACATATCGAACACATATGAGAAAAGCGAAGGACACCTTACATATGATATAACTAAAACTAATGCCATAGAATTAGCTTTACTATATCAATATGCTTTATCTATAGCCAATCTAAGGTTAGTTAAAGACCTAAGAGGTGATGATTTAACTGCAAGAGTCTACGATAATAAAGGCATAGTTAGGAAAGTAGCAACAAGAGCAAAAGTAATCCTAACTCTAACAGGGACAGGGACTATTGATAAAGAGGATTTATTTGGTACACCTAACAAGATAGAATTTGCAAGCCTAGAAAAAAAACAAATAGAAGGAACAGGAACAATATTAGCAGAGTGTACCCAAGTTGGTAATATAGGTATGGTTGGGGCTAATAGTATTGCAGAATTTCCGATAACAATAGCAGGCTTTACAGAAGTTAATAATTCTAATCCCAGTTATGATGGTTTCGAGGAAGAAAGTGACGAATCACTTAGACAAAGATATTACGAATCTTTAAAGAACCCAATAACAAGCAATAACCAAGCGCACTTTATTTATTGGGCTAAAAGTGCGACAGGTGTTGGAAATGCAAAGGTAATACCCTTGTGGGACGGAGATTTAACAGTAAAGGTAATAATAATAAATTCCGATATGCAACCAGCCAGTGTGGATTTAGTCAATACAGTGCAGGAATACATAGACCCCAAAGGAATACTAGATACCAATACAAATACATGGAGTTTATGGGGAACTGGTGCTGGTGCTAGTGCTATAGGTAATTATTGTACTGTTGTGAGTGCTACAGCTAAAAATATAGATTTAGAGTGTTCTATCACTAAAGCCAATGGGTATTCAGATGAAGAAATAAAACAAAACATTTCTAGTAAGATAGCAGAATATCTAAAAGAAATTGCTTTTTCTGCAACTATTAATTATGTAAGTCATGCTAAAATAATTTCTTTAATCCTATCTGCAGATGGGGTGTTGGATGCAACAAATGTAAAAGTAAATGGAAGCTTAAGCGAAAACGTAATTATAGGTGAAGAAGAAGTCGCTACAATGGGCGCTGTAACCTTAATATAAGAGGTGAAAAGATGAATATAGAACAACAGTTAATAGCAAATTTACATAAACGTGTTAGACAAGATTCTTATGTGAAAAATTTGTGCAACGCTAGTGGAATTGAAATGGACACTATAGAAGATGTCTTAGAAGATATTAAGAAACAATTTAAATTTGAAACAATGACGTGGAGTGCTGATTTATTAGCGAGCGAGATGGGAATTAAGTTAGACCCATCTTTAAAGCAGGATGAAAAAAATAGTATTATAGCTGCTAGATGGAAGTCAGAGGGAAAGGCAGATTTAAACTTATTACAAGCTATATGTAATAGTTGGAAAAATGGTAATGTAAAAGTATCTTTTATAGATGGTAAAATAGTATTTAAATTTGTGGGCGAATATGGAATACCGGCCGACCTAGATAGTTTAAAAAAGCAAATAGATTTATCCAAACCGTCACATTTAGCTATAGATTATTTATTTGCATACCTATTATTAAAAGATGTAGAAGAAATAACCTTAACAAAGTTAGAAAACACTACATTAAATAAATTCGCATTTTAGGAGGGATTGAATGAGCAAAGAAACTGAAAATTTGAAGTTGTTTAAATACGATCCAGAAACAGATGATTTTAATACAACAACTTTTAATGTAACACAAGCTTTAAATAATAACTGGGATAAAATAGATGCACATTTAGAAGATGCATCTTCACAATTGGCTGATATTACGACACTAACAGGTAATAAAGATAACTTAAAAACTACCAATAAAACAAATTTAGTAAGTG